AACATCCTTACGACATGATAGGCCTAAAGCAATATGTCGCAAACTCGTCTATATTGCCGCAATGTATAAAAGCATACAAAAACAACATAGCCGGGTTCGGAATCGGCGTAAAGTACAAGGGCGACGAAAACGACAGCAACGAGGAAGCGTTAGCTGAGTATGTACGCGCCGTGGAACTGATTGACCTCCTGAACATGGATATGGACACAAAAGAGGTCTTTGAGGATATCATTGAAGCGCGTGAGGCGTACGGTATTGCATTCCTTGAGATTATCAGAAATACGGTCGGCGAGATCGTAGGGATAGAGTTCATCAAGGATACGCATACAGTCAAAAAAACGACGCCGCTCCTTCCCTATGTTGATGTTGAACATCCTTATGGGGAGCGAGTTGAAAAGCGCCGGAAGAAATTCTGCAAGTATAAGCAGAACATCGGAAATCAGGCGGTGTATTTCAAGGAAATAGGTGACCCTCGTGTAATGGACAACCGCACTGGGAAATACTCCGAGGGTACGCCGATAGAACATCAGGCAAACGAGATACTTGAGTTTTCAATCGGCACAGACACATACGGCGAAGTGCGCTGGATTGGTCAGGTGCTTGGCATTGACGGGAGCCGCAAAGCGGAAGAACTGAATAACAGATATTTTAAGGAAGGGCGCCATACGCCTCTCCTTATCATGATAAAGGGCGGTACGCTCACTGAGTCCAGCTTCGCAAAGCTGAAAGAATATATGAACGACATAAAGGGCGAGAGCGGGCAACACGCATTTATGATACTCGAAGCGGAAAGCAACGAGAACCAGACTGCGATCGATGATGCAAAGCAGCCGGAAATTCAAGTGGTGCCGCTTGCACAGATCCTGCAAAAAGACGAGCTGTTCCAAGAGTACATTGATAATAACCGTAAGCGCGTCCAGTCGGCTTTCCTGCTTCCTGACCTCTATGTAGGGTATACCACTGATTTCAACAGGGCTACGGCGCAGACGGCCATGGAGGTGACGGAGGAACAGGTTTTTCAGCCTGAACGCGCGAGCCTTGCGTGGGCGGTCAACAATAAACTGCTCGCAGGATACCAGTTCAAATATGTCGAGGCGTATTTCAAAGCGCCGAACATCACGAACCCCGATGATTTGAGTAAGATACTGACCATATGCGAACGCGCCGGCGGTCTGCCACCGAACAAGGCAAAACAAATCGCCTACGCCGCGCTTGGAGATACGTCCGAGGATTACCCGGAAGAGTGGGGGGAAATCCCAGCAGCATTCTCAAGGGCGCGTCCCGGGGCCTCCGCTGCTGCGCCATTCCCTACCGAGCCTGGAGTAGTTTCGCAACTTGATACCCAAATTCATAAAGCGCTACAGGACAACGATGAAATGCTGCTATCCGTGATGAAAGAGGTGCGTAACCTTTTGACCGACACCGACAAGGGGGAGGTCGCATGAAACTGGACCCGGTAAAGCTGCGGGAATACGACTGCGGCCCGCTTATAAAGGCGATTGACGCCTATATTGAAAAAGCGGACAATGACCTTGCGGGCGACCTTGACGACGCCGGATTCGAGGACGCAGCGGAGACGGTTCAACAAGCAGCTACGCTCGAAGAAGCTCTCGCGCAAGCCTTGAAGCGCCAGACCAAGTACATTGTCGATGCCATTGAAAGCGAAAACAGCCTTGACGCGTTTGCGGAAAAATGGGAGCATGTCAAGTTAGTTGACAACTGCGACGAATATATAAGCAGAGCCTTTTACGAGGCGTTCACACGAAGCGTTGCAGAGCTTGTTGTCGCGTATGTGTCGCAAACCGATCCAGACCTCGCCTCGTCAATGATAAATAAAGCCTTTGGCTCGGAAAACACTGCATTTGAAATTACGCAGAGGACGACCGCGTGGGCGCGCGAGTGGAGCGAGAATCTCGGGAGGATTATGCAGGAAACCTCCCACAATGAGATAGGGCGGCTTCTGGAAGAGAGCCTTGCCAATGGGGATAGCGTAGCGGAGTTCACGCGAGCAATCAAGGACAGCGGCATACGCGACGAATACTATAAAGCGCGCCGGGCCGCAGTCACCGAAATGCTTACCGCTCATTCCGTCGCTCAGCAGGAATCGTTTGTGCAGAGCCCTGCGGTAGAAAAGAAAATGTGGAGGCACACCGGCTCACACAAAAACCAGCCGCGGCAAAACCATGTTGACATGGACGGCTACAAGGCGCTGGTTACAGATACATTCCAGCTTGTAGGGGCGGACGGTGGCATATACTTCCCTATGTACCCGCGTGACCCGATATTGCCGCCGGGGGAAAGGATTCACTGCCACTGCATATCCCAGCCTGTAGTGAGGGATGACATACTCGGGCTCACGCTCGAAGAAAGGCAGGAGCTCCAGAGGCAAGCCATTGAGGAAGATAACCGGGAATGGGAGAAGGAGCTCGACGCGAAGAACCGGGCCAAAGCGGGGATTGAGGAAGTTCCTGAAACCACTCTGAATGTGGCAGATACGCCTAGCGGCCGGAATTTGACAAATCCTGACGACTATGGTAGTATCAAGACGCAAGGAGAGGGATATGTGAGAATTACGGATGAAAGCATTGAACGTATTCCTGTGATGGAAAGCGACGTTCTGCCTGAGAAATATTGGGAAACGGTCAGAAAGAGGCAGAAAGAGTTGCTTGACTATATCCGCGATGATGAACTGGGAACAGAAGGAATCGCGTATTACGATTTGAACATGAAGGAGCTTGACCGATATAAGGGGGCGCAGGGCGCCGGTCAGGTTTATCCGAAGAAATTTGACAAACCACATCTGGTTATGCATACACATCCAGACGACAACACATTTTCGCTTAGCGATTTTATACCATTTATGTCAAATCCGAGTACCGAGATAATGTGTGCAGTAGGCAATGGAGGACCCGTATATAGCCTTGAGAAGCTGCCTGGATATGAAGCCGCAAACGCCATACACGCTTTTACAGAAGCGATGAACAGCGCGCCCGACCCAAAGATAGACCTAGCGGGACATATTTCTATCACGGAAGGGTTTTATGAATTACTAAATACGCTTGGGTTTGCGTACAGAAAGGGATGATAGCATGGACAGCAAAATCAACGTAGAAGATTATCCTTTTGATGGCGAGTTCAATCAGGAAATGCGTGATAATAGTCTTGAGTGGGCTGCAAAAATGTTGGCAGAAATTGAAGGCACTGAACCAGAATCATCCATAAAAGCCAGCTAATCACATTACCGTATAACCAAATAGACAACAGAAGGGCTGCCGCCAGGCGGCTCTTTTGTTATGCCAAAAAGGGCACGGGAGGAGGTGAAAAATAGTGTCAAATAATGTAAACAAGGCGATTGAGATCAGCGACGCCAAAATATCTTTCGTGTCGCTCGTTGCGAAAGCAGCCAACAAGAGGCAGTTCCTCATTACCAAGGGGGAAAGCGGGAGCGCACAGTTTTCCACATATGGCAAAATCCTCAAGGCCGACGCCGAAACACACTATGTCACCGGGATAGTGTACGAACCGCTTACGGAGGATTCTGACGGTAACTTCATGACTGCGGAAGAGATCCAAAAAGCCGCGCACTGGTTCGCGAAGAACGGCGATAAAGTAGATGTCCAGCACAGCTATGAGGCTGTTGAGGGCGTGACTGTCGTTGAAAGCTACATAGCCCCGTGCGACCTGACGATAGAGGAAACGCCTATCGTCAAGGGAACGTGGATCATGACAGTACAGATCGAGAATGCGGATCTCTGGGAGGCTGTCCAGAAGAGTGAAATCACGGGCTTCTCAATGGGAGGCGTCGGAAAATATAGCGAGGAGGACACTGATTTGAGCGATGTGGAAAAGAAAACAGAGGACGTGATTGCGGAGCTTGACGCGCCGCTCACGGAACCGCAGAAAAAGGGCATAGTCAAGACCATCCTGTCCGCCATCGGCTTTGACGTGGTGGAAAAGGGGGCTATGGCGGAAAACTATGCCCGGAGGACAAAGTCGGAGAACTTTTGGAATGCGTTTTACGCGCTCCGAGACACGCTATCAAGGTG